CTATTTGTTACTTCTACTAGTTGCATAGCATAAAAATTAAAACGTTGTACATTGCTACCATTGTGCCTACTATAAGGGCAAGGCCTGCCACTGTGTTAAATAGTTCTCTTTTCATTGTTGTTCGATTTTAAGTTTGTCCATTAATTGGCTGATTGATACCCATTTTGCAGTGGCATTTTTCGTACCTGCATCATCTGCACCGAAGTACTCTGACATCTGCTGTTGCTCTTCCCAAAGTTCTTTTTCAAACTGCAGGATTGTTTTAATCATTTCTTCTCTTTCCATTTTGTTTTGTGTTAATTGTTAATACCTTACAAAGATAGTTTAATTTTCATAAGTGCAAAACATTATGAACAAAAAAAATAAGTTTTAATAAAATTTAGAATGATTCTAAATAAGGAAAGTGTGATATAAATCACAAAAAAGATAGATAAACGGGTGAAAACCGATTAATCTTGGAGAATTTTACTTAATTTTAAGGGAATAACCTTAAATAATCACCGCAAAAATAAGGGTATTACCTGTTAAGAAACTTCCTGCGGTAGATGAACTCTTGATATTTAGTGTAAACAATATGGTTTACTTTATTGTGTTTGCCACAATCACGACATTTTAACCAATGGTGGACAGTACCCGATGCGGTTACTACTTTCTTATTATATTTTTGGTTGGTACCTGAGCACTCAGGACATTCGAACTTATCACCTCCATGCTGAACAGCATAGTTATGGTTAGGTGTGGTATAGGAAGTTAGTTTCTTAAAGACTGCTTCTAGGACTTCGACATCCATTCGGCAATAAGCCACCATCTTATCCAAAGCCGCTTGGTCTTTTCTAAAAACTATATCTTTCCACAAGTCCATGCCTCCTGTTTCCATTTTAGCACCTACGCTAAGAAACTTGGCAATATAGTCTAGTTTGTTTGAATTGAAATTAAAGTACCTTTTAGCCCATTTAAGGGTGTCAATGGTCTTGGGTGCAGGCATAACATCAATGCCATGAATTATAGCCCTTGTGCGTATCCATTTAAGATCGAATCTATCTCCATTGTGAGCCACAATCTCATCAGCTTGGTGAAGTACTTTAATGAATTTTTTAATCATGTCCTTATCGCTTTGAGATTTGGACCATGTAAGGCTGTGGATTTCATCTTCCCCCTCCCATTTGTAGCAGATGCAGATAATTGCACGCTCATGGATGATGTCACCTGGGTTAATGGTTAGGTTGTAACCTGATCTCCAAAAGATACCTACATTAAATGAGGTTTCAATGTCGTAAAAAAGTCGTTTTCTCATAGCTTTAATAGCAGAGCAATCCTTTGGAACACCCCTTGTTTGATTAAAAACCGAGCTAATGTACCTAATATAAATGATATTAACACTATCCACCAATTAATTTTATATTTTACCACCTGCGTAGCCTTGGCAGTTTTCCATTTGGTTTGCCCTTGTATCTTAATAGTTTTGACCCTTTCTTTATATTCAATCCTTGTTTGAAATCTAGTCTTAGGCACATAGATGTTATTGAATTTAATGACAGTATCCTTAGTAGTAAAGAATTTTTCGTATCTAATCGTATCATTGTGTATCACTGCAAAGCTATCTAATGTAGTTATGCGTATTGTGTCACTATCCTGAATAACTTTAAGCCCATTCTTAAGGGCTTTGTTGTAATGGTACTGAGCGCGTTTGGCAGGGGAGCAGGATGCTAATACTAGCAGAAGTGGTAAAAAGTATTTCATAGGTTTTGTAACATTGTGATCATGCGAGGGCATGGGTAAATATCTGATTTGTCTTTTCTTACTGAATTGTGGGTGTAGATACCAGGTGTGCCTTCAAAGGCTTTAACATCAATGTTAAATATCTCTGACCGGTATGCTTTGGGGATGTTGTAGGTTTCGCATAAATACACAAGCAGTTGACGAGTGCTTTCAATCTGATCATCAGTGTACCTATACCACGCTGTGTGCCCTTTGAATGGTTTTTCGAGTATAGTTACCATTTCTTTCTTTACCTGAGAATTGACGTATGTATAGTAAGCACCATTCTTTTGTTTTAATGGACCCCAGTTGCACACCTCAATACCAACTGAAAGTTTGTTAAGGTTGCGGTAAGGTAGTTTCTTTACTGCGAAATCAGCTGAATCAATGCCTAAGTGCCAAGCCCAATGTTTGGATGAGAAGCATTGAACTATCTCACCACTGGCACCTATGACAAATGCAGTAGCTATTCTCGTATCATTGGTATTCCAATAACGTGAGACCCCTTTAGCATCTCCTGAGCCTGCGGTATGGTGCAAATAAATTTGTGATTTGGGGTTAGTTTCTGCAAAGTATTGGTCACTATCCAATCTCACCTGCGTTATCTTGCTTACGTCTAATTTCATCTACTTCTTTTTTTATATCCTTAGCTCTTGCGAATAAGCTTTTCATTGCCTGCCAAATGTTAAGGCCTTTAACTGCAATTACATTCTCATTAATTGACATTAGTTCTATTGAAATCAAAATTAATGCGAGTACCTTGGTTAGAAGCAATGGCACTGAAAAGAATTTTAACATAATAGCATTAAGAATAAAGCTATCAATCATGTAGAATAGAATAACTGTTACTTGATAAAGCAACATCTTGCTGATGATTGCACTTAGCCCTCTGCTAGTTATCTTGACTTTGTTCTTTACTGACTTCCAAATTCCCGAAATAGTATCTAAGATGATTACGAAACCAACCAAAAAAAGCAGTCCTGAGATTGGCATAAGAAAGGTACATACAGTGGCTAGTAATTGCACCCAATTACTCTGCATGGTGGCTAGTAAAATATTAATTTGAGCTTTCATTTTTGTATACTAGTGCGTTAACAATTTGGAATAGTGCCCTTGAAAATAAAGCCACTGACCCGAATTTAAAGTACATTTCGGGTTGCATAAACATAGCTAGGCAAGTGCCGATTAAAGCTAGGTAGTATGTGAAACTGATGAATTTTAAGTATTCCATTATACGTCAAGGGTGTTTGAAACAAAAAGATAAAACGTATCAGGGTCTGTGAACACTTTTAATGTTAGGTAATATCTTCCTGCTGCAGGGTATTCAGCTATCCAGCTTATTCCATCCATTGTTAATGAGCCATCTGCAAGAAATGTATCATCTACATACAAAGTGTATGTAACATTGGTAACAGTGATGTCAGGATTGTATCGAAAATATACATACATATTATCAGCATCCACATAGATAGTAGGTCCTTCTGTTAGAATTACTAACTGATTATCGTCATCTATTGAGCTTATGTTAGTCTCCCCTGAGTAGCTTGTTATTAACACATTTCCGTATCCTGTGCCATCATCATTAACAGCACCCATTCCGAATCCTGTTTCTGCATCAAAGGGGATGCCCCATCCATTACTTGCCATTTTTATCTTTTGTTTGAAGCCATACCTTGAGTTTTACCACGTTGGTAGGTTTTGGTTTATATTGTTTTGAGCTGCTCATAAATTTGCATTGTATCATCTACTAGAATAATTCCCTTATCAGTTTCCACGTGAAGCTGTGTATCACTTATGACCTCAATAGGTCCTGTGATAGTGTACTCAATTTCATTGTATGTGAATGTATTAAGCATATAGTATGTGTAAGCCCCATTGAATTTGTCCTGTATCTCCTGAATTTGAACATTGTATTGTGTACAGAAAATAATTATCTACTGCAGGATTGATAACACTTGTAGTATAAGTACCATTGTTAATCATATCACTAATTAAAGTATTTGGAAATTGAACTGAGATGTTACCTGCGCCATCCCAGAATAAATGCCTTTCAAGTTGTCCTAATATATTAACAGTTGCACCTATTTGTATTTGACCTAGAAATGTAGCACCACTTAAAGATACGCTAGTATTTCTATACATACCACAAGCAATTACTGCTAAAACACTAGACCCTATTCTCCTACCTCTTGCTTTAATATGTATCATACAAGGCTTGCCTGTTACTAAAGTGTTAGCAGGAAGTAAGGCATTTGCACTAATTGTATTAGCAGTTGTACCTGTTACGTTTGTGCCTATAACTAGCTTATTTGTTGCCTTGGTATCTAATGCAGTTTGCGTAGCTGTACTCACTGGCTTGTTGGCATCCGATGTATTGTCTACATTGCCTAAGCCAACAGCACTTTTATCTAATGTTTGAAATGTCTTATCACCTCGGTAGTATTGTGAAGTTGTGCCTGCAGTAATGCTTGGCTCTTTGCCATTAAATGTTGACCAATCAGTTGTACTCAAAGCACCTCTTTTTGTAGCTGATGCGGTAGGTAAATTAAACGTATGAATAGTGCCACTGGAAGCCACATTGAAATCACTCCCCGTAGTACCTGTGCTTATCGTTTGTACTGCATCAGTTAACCCATTTAATGCAGTCATTCCTGTGCCTGCCATAATACCTGCTTGCTGAGTAATAGTAAAGATGGCTGAGGCTGCGGATGGGGG